GTGCATTGGCATTCTACCCTGACAACAAAGAGGTCAGAAAATTATCGAGATCTAAAGGACTTAGAGAGGAACTTAGATTATCAATATTGGAAAAGATACAATCGAATAAGATTGTGTGTTTGAATTGTGAAGCTAAATTAAATAATGATATTCAGTTATCACCAATCTTTTAAGTATTCTGCATTAGATGTTACAACTGGATTCCATACTGAACCAAACTCATCTATAGTTTCTCCATAATTTACACCATCTTCATCCGTAATACCATCTAGGATAAACCCGAATGGAGCCATATCTTGGTCAACCATGTCCTGTTTCTCCTTCCAGAGTTGTTTACGAATATCCATGTTAACAAGTTCTTTAAAGTATGTTTGGTCACACAACCACGCAAATAGTACTAAACACATCACCAAGTCATCAGTATTTCCATCCTCACCAGACCAAGACTGACCTTTACCTACAAATGAAGACAACTCTGAAATGGTATCAAAGTCACATATCAACATTTTGTCATCCTCCACTAGAGTCTTCAAATTAGAACACCCTATCTTTTTGAGTGATTTGGTTGTCCTGACTCCTAGTTGTGCTTTGGCTCCAGAGAATCCACCCCCTGCAACTTGACCACTTCGACCACGTTGTGTAGTCATAATCATGTTCTCATATTCTAGGTCAAACTGTAGTGCATCTGAAACTTGACCTCCAATATCATTAATCTCTACAAGTACATATGCAAGGTTATATGCAGTAGCCACCTTATGTATTATCACAGGAAAATTCATAGGTTTAATTTCATTATCCCGATAAACAGCAACTTGTTTATAAGGAACTTCAGATACATCTATTACCATAAATGCAGAATAATCGTTTGTGACCCCCCTAGAGACATCGACAACGACTACATAGGTGGAATCTCCACTGGGTTTCTCATACACTTTTAACCCTGCACTATGGGTGATTGCATTGCCGTGTGACATTGTTCCCAATTTAGATGGATGTATTAGTGTGTTAGAAGACCCTAGAAATGAACAATTAAATTCTGTCTCAAACTGTTCTTCTCCAATATTCTTAATAGTTTCTTTCTTCCACTTCTCATCTCGGCCTGGAATTTCATCCCAATTAACGTCAATAGGAACATAAGTGTTTCGGCCATTCTCTGCATCATTCCATAACTTGTAAAACATATTCATACCATTAGGTGTACTCACCATCATTACTTTGGACTTCTGACCAGATGATATTGTAGGATATACAGAACTTAGGAATTGAGTTGCAATGTTATTAGGAACATACGCAAACTCATCTAGGAAGATAATGTTATAAGAACCACCACGAACAGCAGAAGCTGAAGTAGAACTTGCAAGAATCTTAGAACCATTCTCTAATTCTAAAGAACCCTTGTTCCATGTCATTACCCCCTGTTGTAACCACTTAGGGAGATGTTCATATGCAAGTTGGAGTCTCCCTAATAGGTCTCTAGCAACTGTGGCCTTGTTTGCAAGAATTGCCACACTTACAGATGCATTAAATAAAGCATAGTAAAGTAGATATGCAATGATGGTAGTAGATTTACCAGACTGTCTAGGAAGTTTACATATAGTGAATCTTTCAGTATGGAAAGTCCACATCATGTCTCTTTGGAAAGGATATAGTTTAAATGGGATAAGACCCAAATCTAAACTTACAATTCTTATGTATGTCTCTGTAAAATAAACAGGGTCATCCATACACTTGGCATATTCCCCAATCTGTTCCTTAGTAAACTCTATAGGAACATTAACTTTTTTAAGATTGGGGTTATCACGATATAGCTCAGTCATTCTTTTTCTTATTAATGATGGCTTGTAATTCAGCAGTAGACCCTACAAATAAAGTATTATTATTGGTAACTTGTTTGGGTTGGTCTGAATCTTGCAGTTTTTTCTTAGTAGCTTGGAGATTGACTAACTTCTCTGCATTGTCTGCATTAGTCTTTAGGATTTGTCCAGCCACCTCATAGGCTCGTGGATGTTGTGATTCTTGAGCAACTTGCAGGATACCTTCAAGTGCATCCTGTCCACGCTCAATTACATTGTACAGATTTTCTCGACTATACTTAAAATCATCATCGTCAATATTATCCGTACTATGTCGTGGAATTACAGTAACAGTTTTTTGTGGGGTGACTATAGGTTCTGCAATTCCCAAAAGGTCATTGATTTTTTCCATCTACTCATCCTGTCCTGTTTCTGCATTAAATGTTTTTGAGTCTTCAAAGAAAGAATGTGTTTCATTAAAACCGAAATCGTCATCCATATCAGCACCGGCTGGTGATGCGGTTGTGGTAAGACGTTGTTCTCTCTTAGGTGCATTTGCTGAGGAATCTGTAAATTGATCCACCTGTACTTTAGTAATAACTTGACCAGTATTGACAGGCCCATACAAATACATTTTTGCAGTAAATGCCAGAGTATAAACGATAGCTCGTCTATCTGCAAAATCACCTTCGTAGTTATCTTCATAAGACACACCAGATAATATCACAGGAACATCTCTCTTACTGTTCATCTGAACAATGTCGTTAATAGTGATTGTATAATCTGGTTGAAAGTATGGTAAGATTTGTTCCACTATCTGTAATGCATCATCACTCTGTTTAGCCATTGCATATAGTTCAAAATCAAGATTATAAGGAACTGGCATATACTGTGTATCTACCTTGTTTGCGGCTGAACCTGACTTCTTTACTTTCTGTATTTTGTTTAATTTTCTTGTACTATCATATGCAATATTACCAATTTCAAAACCAATTCTTGGTAATGTAATTGCAACAGATTTTGTTAGAGTTGGATCTTCTCTAAGTCTAGTTAAAAACTTTGTCTTTGCACCATAAGCCAATGGCACTTTCATAGATTGTGTTACATTACCAGCACTATCTTTTCTAGTAATATGAATATCATTAAATATTGTACCGAAACCAACTACACATTTTCTAATGGTTTCGTGATAAAAAGTATTTCCAAGCATTATGTTACCTCACCGAATGGGTTGCGTTCTGTAAAATCAAGTATCGAGTCACCTTGAGATTCAAAGTAAGAGGAATCGTCAGAAACGTCAAGCACAGAAGTATCATATGCTTCGCTTACTATCCAATCTCCATCTTCTGTTATTAAATAATTAGTGCCCGAATCAGTTCCAGACTCTAATGTTACTTGATACATAAGAGCATCTAAACTTTCAGATGTTTCTATAGCATCAATAGCGGTAATTCCAGTATCCAGAGCCTCATGACTGTATTCAAAAGTACGACATCGTAATTTAAATACTGGTAAGTTTTGCATCTGATAAAATGGATCATCATGATCAACAAAACTAATCTCAAAAAGTTTCTTAGATTTTGGAAAATATACTAAATCACCCTCATTAGGGCGAGTACTTACAATTAGGTTTTGGTCTTGTGATATTAGTTCCTCAAATCGTCTTTTAGAAACTACCCATGTAGCCTCGTCTTGCATATCTAAACCAAACCTAGTCATCATTTCTTTTTGACCCTCATAACCTTCTGTATTATCAAGGTACATCTCTATACTATATGCATCATTGAAAGAACTTAAAACGTCCTCATCAAACAATGTATCTTCATTGACTAATTTTCTAGGGAGATAGTATACGTCTTGACCAAAAACAGAAAGTTGTTCAATGATTAGATTCTCATATAATCGTTGTTCCGCTGTTGTTCCTGTATCAAAGTAAACAGAAGTTGGCATTGTGTTATCCTATCATCATGTCAGCAGGCATTCCAAATCCATTGAGCATTTGTTCCTCCAACAGTTTTATTTCTTCATCGGCCTGTGTGTAAATAGTCTCACCATTTATCTGTACACCACCTAACATGGATACACCATTAAATTTAATTAAATTAGCACCCCATTGTTTTTTAATGAGTGCAGTAGAATACTTTTTGAGAAACATATCATTGTATACATCAGTATATACAGATGGATCTATTTTTCTATAACATTCAATAATAAAATATTGATCTGCTGGGACTTCAGCTGCCCAATCCATGTCCATATAGATTCTATTTTGATGTTGATTAAATCTAATAGGTACTTCTCCTGTCATCAAATGATCCATCATGTCTAGATGTTGATGTAACATTGCATAGTTAATCATTGATGTAGAGGTAAAGTCCCACAGGTCATTTAATCTCATTTGATATTTTATATCAAACATACCAGAAGCTTGATCTGATAATGGAAATATTCTTAATACTGATATGATTGCACTTGATAGGGGCATCCATGTGTTCTGTTCTTCCCACGCATGAGCTCCTCCTGCATTGTCAACTGAATCTGTAACATTAGCAGATGCATTTGTCTGACCTCTAGTTATCTCGGCTGAAGTCATCTTATGTTTGAGGTATACACGTTCAACTCCATCCATATGATATTCTGCAAAATACTGTAGTGCATCATCTATTCGGTCATCACATTGGTCTTCATCTACGTTTATATCTATCACAGGTTTACCCAATGCTCGTAAACAATGTTCTTTAAGTGTCGATTTTGATGTTGGTAGTGCCATGTTATTGTGTTACTCTTGGATTAAAAGTTGCAATCCCTTCAACAGCTCTAGATTTCCCACCAGAACCAGAAGTCAGAAGAACATCATACACATATCTACCTTGATCAATAGCTCCAGTTTGAGCTCCTGTGAGAGATATAGTGATTTGTCCTGTGGTTCTATCAGAGATGAAAGCAACAGTTAGAGCAACAGTTGCTGATGAGGATTCGTATGTTTTTCGGATTTGTCCGGCTGCAGTATATCCTGTAAGGTCTAAAGCAGACCCAGCCGTATCTGTTACAGATATTGTTTTTGAAAAGTCTGCACCTGAATCGATGTAGATGTTATTAATAGTTGCCATAAAAAAACCCTTATAAATTATGTAACTATTTATAAG